TCATCATCTGGGTATTTCTCTGAAATATATTGGTAAATATACCTGTCATTCCCATATATCTCAAATCCCTCAACATCTTCGTACCTCTTATAGAAGTCACGACATTCTCGTACCGTGCCTGGATTGATTGCTTCAACTGCTTCTCCACTTAACGTTTTATATTTAGTCTTAAGATTTTTTTTAGATTTGACAAATAGAGTTGGAAAGAACTCGTCACGATGTTCATACCTTCTACCATTCTCAACCCCACGAACCAGAAACTGGTTCCCGATTAGTTGGACATTGGTATAGAATTTCATTTAATAAGAGTTTCGTATTTCTCAAGTAAAGTTGGTTTAGGATCGACAAGAGTTAAAATCTTATCAGATGATAACATAAAAGTATTTTGACTAGTACATTCAGATAACCAAGGGTGTAAAGTATCATTCTCCTTTAGAATAAAGGGTTCAACTAGTTTACAGTCTGGTTCTCCTATGTCAACAGCTGCGACTTCATCAATCTGTGAGACCAACTTGAGATTGTTCGTTAGAATTAGAATCTTTACTGGAAGATTGGTAGGGTTTGACATTTTTTAATACATCCTTTTCGTACATTGTAACAACTTGAGATACTGGTGTCACTATAGTAACAACCCAATCAGTTGGAATAGGTATCTTGGTTTCTGTGGATAAGGGTTGCCAAGGATACATTGATAATGAGAACTGAGATTTATCTGGTTTCTCAGGATCTACCTCATCATCTGTTAATGGTGTGGTATTTCTAAGTTTTACTACTACAGGAGTATTTAAGAAATAACCAATAAGTCTTGAAGGATTCTCAATACATCCTTCTTCTCCAGCCATCATTTCTGATACATCAGCAACGACATCTTCACCAGATTTGAGAACTAATAATTTGATCGTCATTTTTACGTTCTACCGTCAGTATATTTTACCAATAAAAAAGGGAACCGTCAAGGTTCCCTGATCCATCTCGAACTCAATTGTATTTAGTCGCAATAAACTAAACAATGTGAATTAGTTGGATGGTTTTTACATTCTTCTTCCCAGTAATTTTCTACGGGAAGATTGTAATTGAAGTCGTGCATCCTTCGGATGTCACTCATAGCGTTTTTAATTACGCTGAACGGTGTTGTGAGTTTCATGATACACCTCCTTAAAGCCAATCTTTTCTTGCATGATGCTCTGGTACTATTTTACCAACTGTAATGGTTAATAGACCATCTTGAAAATCAACTGATCTGACTTCTGTATCATCGGACACTGCCCATGATCTACTGAAAGATCTTTGTGCAAGTCCTTGATGAGCATATGTTTTATCTTCTTTTTGTTCTTTGTTTCCCTCTACAACCAACTTACCATATTCAGTGTAGACTTTAACTTCATCTTTTTTGAATCCTGCTAGAGCAATCTCTAATCTAGACTCAACGTTGTTTACATGAACTATGTTGTATGGGGGATAATTCTGCTGAGTTGATTCGTTCCAGAAACGATTCAAATACTCATCTAATCCTATGCTGTTACGATTAATCTTCTCTATAAGATCTGGAAGATTAGCAGCATGGTACCTAGTTAGGTTAGTCATAATAGCCTCCTTTAAAAGCGAGATTTGGTTAAGTGGATCCTTTCGGCATCCACTACTATTTAACCATAAATGCTTAAAAAGGTCAGTGTTGTATACCGACTAATCAGATTCGGTTTCTTGGGTCTTTCCCTTTTTACCAATATTATACTTCTGTTCTAAGATCCAATCACCCTTATCTTTGTAAGAAAGAACCTTAATCTGATTCAAAGGTGCTATGTCAATAACACTTTCTTCTTTTACAATAGATATGAGACCCCAATCAGAAAGGAGACGAGTAATACGATTCCGACGCTGAACGTCGTTAATAGTAAGGTTAGCGTGTTTCCCATCAAGAGCGAAGAGTTCCTTGAAGTGAACAATATAATATCTTCCCTGCTTATGAAGAATATGGCAGGACTGATATAATTTCTTTTCCTTTCTAGATGCTACACCAATTCTTGTTAAGGTTTCTCTAACCTTCAAGAAATCATCTGGTTCATTTAAAACCACCTCTACCATTTGATCTTGCGACCATTGGACAGTAGGTTCCACCGTTGCAGTCATTTCATTCCTCCAGTATCAAGTCGTTGTTTAATAAATTTGATTTGTTCAGGTGTTAATATTTTCAAAGCGTTTGCTGCTTTTTCGTTACTATAACCATAGTATTGTTTGATGATTTCAAGATCCGTGACTTTATCCTTACGGAGCCAGGGAGAAAACCTTTTCTTTTTTCTAAGTGTATTTAGATAAAAAGAATATTGCATATCTTTATCAAGGAAAGAATATTTATTCATCTCATTTACAAACAATATACAATCAAGGTTTCCTGATAAACAACGATTAATAATATAAGGAGAATAATCCTTTATGACTGAAGGATCATCTTGTGTTATATCTTCTTTTGTAAAGTTGATAGAGTTCAACCAATCTTTAAGTTCAGTCATTTTGGTAGTTTCCTATTGAAGTTCCAGTAATCAAATTTCTGCCAAGTATAATAAATTCCAATCAAAGTTCTTTTAACAAACTCTTCAAGTAATATTAAAGATATGAAAATATATTTTTCTATCATCTTATGATCTGAATATTGTCATCTTCAGTCCAAAGTTCAACTTCATTTCTAAACCTACCCTCTGATTTCAATTTCTCATATCTCTTAGCAGCTTTCTTCTTCCACCACTTAACAATATTCTCAAGATAAAACTTATCCCAATTCTGACCACGAACTAATTTATCTTGCTTTCCAAGTAAAACTTCCCTTACATTTCCATAACCATAATCAGATGTATAAGATCTTTTTCTCTGAGTAAGTCCGAATGCATTTTTAAGAACTACATTCAACTCTTCAAGTTTCTCATTATGACCATGTTCTTTCAAAGAGTTCTTAGTCCATGAAATCATTCTAGTTTGCCTCTTCATCTTTTTAGATGAAACATAACTAGGAGTCACAGGATTATTATTATTAATCTTAGTGAATCTATTATGAAGTTCATGAAATGCTTTATCATGAAGCAAGGGAAGAAACTTACTATCAGTTAGTCCTTTATATCTTATAAAAGGTTTTAAACCATCGTACTGTGATGCAGAAGTTGTAGAACCATACAATGATGTAGTTTCAAACCAAGCAATATCCTTTTCAAATACTTGATTAAGTGTCTCTCTTGCAAAGTGAGATACACACATCAATGCAAGTAATTTACCACCAAGATAATTGTAACCAAATGGTTGAGAAGGAACAATCGCAAATCCCATTACAGAATGTTGATTGAATATAGAAAGATTTGCTGGTTGACCTAACCACTCATTCCTTGGTTTAGAATTAATCGTAGGAGAACCAAAACGAATAAAACCTAATATTGTACCAGATTTCTTTTCATAAACTATCCAACGTAATTCTCTACCAGGAATATTCTTCTCAATAATAGCAGAAGAAGTTGCTGTTAAGAGTTCATGATATGTATCCTGACTGACTTGTCTTGTAGGATCATATCCAAACCTATCACCAACAGATTTAATTTCAAACTCCATCTCTTCGGGATGAACATCCTCATTAAAGAACTCATCCTTCAAAGAAACTATAGACTTACCTCGTTCATTAACTGCTGCTTCTTTAGTTACACGAATGTAATCCTCAATAGTTTCAAATCTTTTAAAATAATTAATGAATTGATCAGCAGCCCAAAGAGCATCTGTCTCACTTATAATCATGATTAATAGAAATTACGATAACCTCTGTTGACTTCCAATTCTATTGTATCAAAGATTCTATGCATTGCACCAGCCATTATTCTGTAACCAGAACCAACATATAATTGTCCTGCAACAACAGCGAAGGTAGCAGTACCCCAGAATATGTAATAGAATTTAGATTTAACTTGGTTGCGTTGTTTTTGTTTTTCAATCATTTTTCTTCATCATGTGAATGATTTAATTTACCAGACATCTCATATGCGTCTTTGTTACCACCATGACCATGTGCGATGCCCAGTTCATGCATTTTAGCATGTTCGTCAATAGGGTCACGTAGATCTTTCTTACCTGGTCCTACTGTGAGATATAATCCATACCCCATAACAAAGAATAATAATCCAACTATAATGGAAATCATCTGACCTTCAGGTGATAGACCTGGATAATTTCCATGTGGTATTGTATTAAAAAAATAGATCATTGTTCTCCCCCAAAGTTCTCTTCTACTTGATGAATAAAATCTTCTGTATCAATAATCGCTTCTATTTTAGATAGCATATCAGCAATATGCTTACTCGTATAAGCCGACTCTGTACGTGCTGCATATGCTAATGCATTACGTAGATTTGCTTGTGCGTCTCTTAAAGAGTCCTCTACTTGACTTGATAAACTCATTTCATAATCTCCATTAATGCATAATAAACAACAATACCAGAGAAGATACCACTAGTAAGTAAAATGATTCCTAGAAAACCAAAACAGTTAAGTTTAAATGGTTCTCCTTTCTTCTTCATTTAAATTTACATTCTACCATAATCTCTGTCAAACATGCAAGTAGATTGATTTCTTGATCAGCTACGAAGGCAGTTTGATATTGGTACTTAGCAATAATAAGCACGGCAGCAGGAATAGTGCCAGGTACCAAGGCATCGTAAAGACTATCATAAATGTGACGAAAAAGTACGCCAGAATCATTGTCCAAGTTATTGACACACCATTTACGTACTTCAGGAAAATTCTTTTCTTTGAGGTTTTTAAGGAGATCATTTACAGAAATATCAGAGAAGGTTGCAAGTATACCACTATCTATTTTACCACCGACAGAATATCTTTGACACTCATTAAGAACCCTTCTCCAATCAGGAAAATGTTTATTGATGAGTTCTGCTAAAACTTTCTTATCTGATTCTATTCCTTCTTGTTCCAGAATTGAGTTAAGACGCTTGAAAAAGCATGTTGCGATTTCTGCTTTTTGCTTTCCTTTGATTGCGAAATCGACGACAGCACATCTGCTGTGGAGGGGTTCAATGATTTTGTTCTTGTAATTGCAGGTAAAAATGAATCTGCAGTTGTTGGAGAACTCCTCAATACTCGCTCTAAGAAGGAGTTGTACGTCGGGAGTGGTATTGTCTGC